ACAAAACACAAAATCTATTGTAGATTTGGCAAAAGAAGTGATTGCTGGGAAATATGGAACAGGAGAAGCAAGAAAAAGAGCATTAGGTTCTAAATATAATGAAGTACAGGCAAAAGTAAATGAGATTTTAGGAGTAAAACCAGAATTAAATAAAAAATCAAATGAAGAGATTGCAAATGAAGTTATAAAAGGGTTGTGGGATAAAGGTCAAACTAGAAAAGATAAATTAGCACAAGCAGGATATGATTATAATGCAATTCAAAAGATAGTTAATGCTAAGTTAAAATAATATAAAGAAAAAAAGAGCAAGTATTACAAAAAATACTTGCTTTTAATGTTTTTAATACAATTATTATAAGATTTTTTGAAAGAAAAATAGTTTGTATCCCTTGAAATATGAGAGTTACAAGCTCACAAATTATATCATAACAAAACTTAAAAGGGAACTATAACTCGTACAACACAGGTTTTACTTGTGTCTGAATTATATCATAGCAAAACTCAAAATGGAACTATAACCCGTGTCTTTGGAGTTTCTATTTTTTGATTATTATATTATAACAAATAAAAAAACAACAATATTATATAATTTGACATAATATTAAAATCATGTTAAAATATAATAATTAGATATATCAGTTCGGTTGAACTAAAAAGGCTAGGTTTAAACACTTAGCCTTTATTTTTTTGCACATTTTTTTAAAATCTATGTTAGTATTTTTTATTAAATTGTTTATACTAATGTTTTATGGAAGATGAAGAATTTGATAATTTAATAAAAGAAAATTTAGATAAACTAGAAGACTTAGATGAAATGAATGAGGCTCAGAGATGCTTAAGATTAGCAATGCTTTTAATTCTTAGTGATAGAGATTATGAGAAATTTCAGAAATTAGATAAAAAGTACGATATAGAAAGGACAAAAGAGCTATTTCGAGACTGGTTAAAGCCGATTTAGCCAGTTACTTTTTTTATCTTTCTATTAACCTATAAATAAAAGTTATACAATAAGTAAATAAAATAAAGATGTAAAATTTTTGTCTTTTTTACTTTTCCGCCATAGCGGATAGACACCATGCTACAATATATTTATAAACATAATCATAATATGACTGTAATATTTTAGCAGAAATTGTAAACAATAATATTATTATGGTTATAAAATTTAAAATTAAAGAAATAAGAGAAAGCAAAGGTATAAGTTTAAATCAACTATCAGAGATGTCAGGAGTATCAGGAACTCATATCAATGATATTGAAAGAGGAGAAAAAGAGCCAACATTGTCAGTTTTAATTAAAATAGCAGTAGCATTAGATGTAGACGAAAGACAATTGTATGAAGTCATTTTTTAAATGTAGTAATAAAAGGAGTAATAAGATGAAGGAGTTAGTTTTAAAAGAAGTCGAAAAAGAGTTAAATTGGAAAGAAAAAATTATACTAAAGATATTTACAAAAACAATAATTAAAATATATAATAAAGGCATAGAAAAAGGGGTTAATGCAATTCTTTAAAAGTAATGCAATAAGTAATGCAGTAGGAGTATTTTTTCGTATTATTGGAAAATGACAAAAAATGTAAAAGACCTGAATATAATGATATTGTATAGTAAGTAATTGCTTTAAATATATTAAAGTTGGTCCTGCCCACCAATAATGTAAAACTCTGTAAGTATTGAAAAAACAATATTTTACAGAGTTTTATTTTGTAAAAATAATGCAGTAGTAATGCAGTAGAGTTTTTATTGTATATTCTTCATATATTCAACATACTTGTCAACTTGTTCATTTTTAAATTTATCAAAAATTGTAGTATATGTGTTAATAGTAGTTTGAATATCTTTATGTCCTAATAGTTTTTGTAATACTTCGGCTGGCATTCCACTTTCAATACAACGTGTTGCATAAGTATGTCTTAACATATGTTGATTATATGTGCTAGTTTTGGAGTTAATCTCTTTTTTACCTCTTTTTATTATATATGGAACAACTCCTAGATTAGCATTAGTACAAATTCTTTTAAATCTGCTATTCATATCAGATACTGAATATAATTGGCCATTAGGTTGTATAAATAAAAGATTATTTATGTTTAAAGTCATATCAGATATAGACTTTCTTAATACTTGTTCAAAAAGTGAAGAAATAGGAATTGTTCGTAAAGAGTTATATGTTTTAGTTGTACTACCTAATATGGTTTTTCCGTTTTTATCTTTAGTAAGACTTCTTTTTATAGTTATAGTTCCTTCTTTAAAGTTTATATCTTCTGTTTTTAGTGCTAGTATTTCGCCCATGCGCATACCTGTATATAAAGCAATATTAAAAATATTTTTATAATGTAAATCTTTGTCAAGTTCTTCTAAAAAGACTTTTTGTTCATCAATAGTAAGTGCTTCAATTTTTTCATCAATTTTATCAGATTTTGGCTTTTCTACATTTAGCATAGGGTTTTTTAATATGTAATCACGTTTCATAGCTTCTATAAAAATTCTACCTAACATTTCATATATTTTGTCAATATATGAATTTGCATATTTCTTTTTTGTATCAATAAACTCTTGTAAGTGATTAGTAGTAATCTTTTGTATAGGAATATTACCAATTCTATGATTTTTGACATGATTAAGTGTTTGAATGGCTCTGCTATATGTGGCTTCACTAATTTTATTTCTGTTTAATTTATTTTCCACTATTTCCAAGCTGAGTTGATAGACTGTAATATCATTTCTGCATATATAACTACCAGTGTTCAAACTATTTTTTACTTCTGTAACTCTAGCTTTAAAATCTTTTGTACTTTCTTTTTTCTTTTGTTTCATTGTTTGTCTTTTTCCTAGCGTGTCATAATATTGAAATACCCAACATTTCATAGTATCGCTATAATAAAGCGTACCTTCTCCGTTACCTACTTGTTTTGTTCTCTTGTTTTTTCTTTCCATAAAAATAACCTCCATTTTTTAATAATAAATTTTTAGATTTACTATTGAAAATAGAGATATTTTACTATATAATTAAATACATCTACTTACAATAGTAGTATGGAGAGAAATGTGTCAGTTGTGGTAAATGAAGCACATTTCTCACTTTTTTATTTAATTGAAATTTTTAATCAATTGTCTTACAATTCCTATAACTTGAACAGGAATTGTTTTCATATCTTCAGCGGTAAACTTTTTACTAGGATAGGTAGGGTTAAGTGCAACTAATTCTATTCCATCATCTAATTTATATACTTTCTTAACAGTTGCTTCATCGCCATTGATTAGCACAACACATATTTTACCGTTTTCAAAATCTTCTTGTTTATGAACAACAACAGTATCTCCGTCAGACATTACAGTTTCCATGCTGTCTCCGTTTTATTTTTAAAGCATAGTAATTATTATCTTCTTTTTTAAAAGAGATAGAAACGTAACCTAAGACGTTTTCATTAGCTAAGTAGTCATATCCTGCTTTAACTACACCAAGAAGTGGAACTTTATCTTTATATAGTTCTGTTAAAGGTATAGAATGGGAGATAGAGCCATCAGGATTTTTAGTTAGTATATATTTACTATCATCAGTCCATTCTTCTGCTGTCACATATTCTACTCTTTCCATAGGAACGTCATATCCCATAAGCCAAACTTCATTAACATCTAAAGCATCAGCAAGAATTGTTAGCTTTCTTTGTCTAGCTTTTGTAACACCAGAAAGATATTTATTTATTAACGTCTTATCTAAATTAGTTTTGTCTACTAAGTCTACTTGTTTTATATTTCTTATTTCCATTGCTTTTTTCAAGCGATTTTGAAAAGTATCTACAATTTGCATAGTAAACCTCCAATAACTGAATTATAAATGAAAATTGAAAAAAAATCAATGCTTTTTTAAAAATTATATAAAAAAGTTGAAAAAAATTCTAAAAAAGTATTGACATTTATTTTTTGTTTTGTTATTATAATGACAAGTTGAAAAAAATTCAACAAGGAGGTGTCAAATGATAAAATATAATTTCAATAAATTAAAAGGGAAAATAAAAGAAATATTTGGTACACAAAACGAATTTGCAGAGGCTATGAATATGGCTCCAAACACATTAAGTAGTAAGTTAAATAATATTACAGATTTTTCTAGTAATGAAATAAGTAATGCAGTAGAATTGTTAAAAATAAATTCTGCAAATGAAGCGTGGAATATTTTTTTTACAAAAGAAGTTGAAAAAAAATCAACAAGCTAAACTAAGGAGGTAAAAAGAAAATGCAAGATTTACAAATATTTAAGAGCCAAGAATTTGGAGAGATGAGAACAACAAAAGTAGATAATATTCCATATATCTGTTTAGCAGATGTATGTAAAATACTAGAAATAAAGAATATAAGTGACTGCAAGGAAAGACTAAACAAAGATGGGGTCGTTATTAACGAGGTCATCGATAAACTAGGAAGAAAGCAAAGAGCAACTTTTATAAATGAAAGTAATTTATATAAAGTAATATTCCAAAGTAGAAAGCCTGAAGCAGAAAAATTTACAGATTGGGTAACAAATGAAGTACTACCAAGTATTCGTAAAACAGGAGGATATATAGCAGGAGAAGAAAATCTTACAGAAGATGAACTAATTGCTAAAGCTTTGATAGTAGTAAATAAAAAACTAGAAGCAAGAGAAAGACAATTAGAAGAGCAGAAGCCAAAGGTATTATTTGCTAATTCAGTTGAAACAAGTAAAACAAGCATACTTATAGGAGAATTAGCAAAGATAATAAAACAAAATGGTCATGATATGGGACAAAATAGATTATTTGAGTGGCTAAGAAAAAATGGTTATCTAATAAGTAGGAAAGGAACTGATTATAATATGCCTACTCAAAAAGCAATGAACCAGAAGTTATTTGAAATAAAAGAAACTATAATAACTCATGCAGATGGGCATATAAGCGTAAATAAGACACCAAAGGTAACACGGTAAAGGTCAGATATATTTTGTAAATAAATTTTCAAATTAAATTTTTATAAAGCTATTGACAGACTTAAAAAATAGTAATAAGATAATAGCAGAAAGTGAGAGGAAGTGATTGAAAAATGAATTATAAAAAATAAACCACAACTGACACATGAATTAAAGAGAAAGGAGAGAGAACATGGAGGAATTATTAAAAGAACTTGTTAGAGAACAAAAAAGAACAAATGAATTGCTAATGTTTAACAGTCAATGTAAGGACCCATACGAATTGCTGACAATGGAGCAAATCAATAAAGAGCAAAACATAGGCATAAATGTATTAGGTAAAATGTTTCAAGACCCAGCATTACCTGTGCAAAGATACACAAGACCATTTAAAGTAACAAGAAAAGCATTTAATGATTACATATCAGAACATCATGATTATTTATTAGAAAGGTAGGATGATAATGATAATAGATAGTTACTGTATAGGAAATACGAGAATCAAAATTGACGATGAGTATAAAGCGAAGACGGAAGAAGAAAAAAAGATACGTTTAGAAATTTTTAACAAAATAGGAAATGATATTTTAAGAGAGTATATCAGAGAAATTGGAGAAAAAGGAGTATAAAACAAATGAAAAAGTACAAAAGATATAACACAATAGTACAAGCTATTGTATTTGAAATGTGTTATGTAGGCTTATTTATATATGCATTTATTAAATAGAAAGGAGGAAGAGAATGACAGAACAAGAAAGAATTGAAAATTTAGAAAAGGAAGTTTTAAGTTTAAAAGAAGAATTAAGAAGTTCAAGAAAAGCAGATGTATGGAAAGAGGTTAAAAATCAATTTGCAGATGAATTTAATAGTTTCAATTGGATATATAGACACACTTTTACTAATTGTAACGGACTTGTAATGGAGCATAGAAATGATATGAATGAAAGTTACCATATATCACAAGCAATTGGAACTTTAGTGAGAATTGTTTTGAAGAGAAAAAGACTGAACTATTTAGAAGAAAGTGATACTGATAAAGCAAAAAGAATAACTAAAGGAATTTTAGAAGTAATGAAAAAAGAGGAGGAAAAAATATGTGGTATTTCATAGCAATTATGTGTATTGTAATGACGTTTCTATTTTGTTTAGCACTATATAAAATAGACTTATTTAGTAAACAAGAAAAGAAGCTAAAAAGAGAAATACATAATTGGGCAGAGAACTTTACAAAACTAAGCCAAGAGAAATTTAAACTGACAACATTTAAATATACAGTAGAAAACTTAGTTTTAGGAATGAGAACTGACAAAGAAGTAAGAACCATATTAAAAGAGCTGTTATCTCGGTAAAGATAACAACTCAAGTAAATAATTAACTAATTAAATTATAGCAAAAAGAAAAGAAAAAAGCAAGAGGGAGGAGTAAATATATGAGCATAACAGATTATCTAACAGATGAATTAAAAAGACTTAATAGAATGAATGATTTATTAGAAAAGAAGATAAATCAAGGACAAGCAGTAAATAATGAGCCTGAACAAATAACAAAGAATGTACTAGCTATCTCGCACATAGCTAAAATGTTTAAGTTTTAAATGTATGATGCTCTGTCTAGATTTTTATAAATATTGTTATAAAAATCTACAATTTGCTTTGAAAAATCTTGATTGTCTTCTTTGGCAGAATTATTTGAAAAATGAGTAGCCATTCTGTCAATAGCTTTTAAGGTAAGTTGTAAAGCAATTTCTTGTTCGGGTTTCATAAGGCAACACTCCTTTCTTAATAAAGTAGTGTTCAGGCTCTCAAAAATTATATAACAAGATAATAAAAAAATAGAGAAAGAAAACAAAAGATATGAGCTATATAAGTAAAATAATAGAAGATTTAAGAAAAGAATATAAAGAAAAACAGGCATTAAAGACAAGTATTGAGCTTATGTATATAACAAGGGGAATTAGGAAAGGAAGCGTAGACAATGAAAAGTTATCATTATAAAAACATGAATACAGGGGAAATAGTGATAGACGAAGAAGCAGAAGCTTATGTAAAAGAAAAGCTAGGTATACCAGAACTAATACCAAAGGGGAATTTTGGTACACTATCACAAGAGCAAACAGAGTTTATTAGCGAATTTACAGAATGGTATTTTAGCGGAGAATGGATAAAAGAAGAAGTTAAGAATGAATTAGATGGATAGGAGGAATTATTAAATGGCATTAGCTAGTTATGATGAATTAAGAAAAGTAGACGTTAGTCAATGGGTAGAAAAAAGAGATAATGCAGACTATTTAAACTGGGCAAAAGTAGTAGAATTATTGCATGAAAACGGAGCAACAACAGTATATTTTGAACCAGTTGTCAACGAATATACAGGGAGCAGTTTATTTATGACAGAGCAAACATTTACAGATAAAAACGGAATAACAAATAGAGTTTATGAAACAGCAGTAAGAATTGTTATAGACGATTTAGTATTTATACAAAGAGGACCTGTGACTAATGGTAGTAATCCAGTAAAAGATAACAGTATGACACAACAGAGGCTTTGGAACTGTCAAACAAGGTTATTTGTAAAAGGGGTGGCAATAAGGACAGGCTTAGGGTTTAATCTTTGGTTAAAAAATGAGGGAGATGACGAAAAAAATAATTGGGAAGATGATTTGTCAAAACATAGTTTGTTTAAAATATATGAAAGGTTACAACAGTTAATTTCAAGTAAGATGAAGCAAGGTTTGTCATTAGAAAAAATTGCAAGTAATTTAGGTATAAGCGAAGAAGAGCTAAAAAATTATTTTACATACTTTAAAATTTTAGACAGATTAGAAAAAAGAATAGGAGAAATGAAAGAATGATAGCTTCACAAGACAGAAGTTATTACATAGGTGCTAGCGATACAAGTATTGTAGTTGGAAACTGGAATACAAAAACATTTGAAAAATGGTGGCTAGAAAAATTAGGACTAAGGAAAAATGATTTCAAAACAGAAGCTATGCAAACTGGCACAAACTATGAACACAAAATTTTACTCGCATTAAATATTCCACAATTAGAATTAGATAAGCAGATAATAATTGATAGATTAAGAGTAAATTTAGATGGAAATACAAAAGACTGTATCTATGAAGTAAAAACATACAATATAGACAAACAATTTAAAGTGTCAAAACAATACTGGAGACAAGCACAAGTTGAAATGTATGCATATAACAC